ACACTTTTAAACAAATAGTTAAACAAGGCGAAATACCTAATCTATTATTATCAGGTACTGCTGGCACAGGTAAAACTACTATTGCGAAAGCATTATGTAATGAACTTGGTTGTGATGTAATGATGATTAATGGTTCTGACGAAGGTCGTTCTATTGACATTGTAAGAAATCAAATCAAAAACTTTGCTAGTACAGTATCGCTAAGTGAAGAAAATAAACCTAAAGTAGTTATTGTTGACGAAGCAGATTATATGAATGCTGAGTCCGTTCAACCTGCTCTTAGAAATTTTATTGAAACATTTAGTAATAACTGTAGATTTATCTTTACATGTAATTACAAGAATAAAATTATACCTGCCATTCATAGTAGGTGTACTGTAATTAATTTTTCTATACAGAAAAAAGATAAAGAGAAATTAGCAGGTCTATTTCACAAACGATTATCCACAATACTAGAACAAGAAAACATTGAGTTTGATCCTAAAGTATTGGCAGAATTAATTATTAAATTCTATCCTGACTTTAGAAGAACTATTAATGAATTACAGCGTTATAGTGTAAGTGGTAAGATAGATACAGGCATATTAGTTTCTATAACAGAAATGAATATCCAGGGTCTCAATAAAGCATTAAAGAGTAAACACTTTGGCGATATGAGAAAATGGGTAGTTGATAATGTTGACAAAGACGCTAGTGGTTTATACAAAGAGTTATATCAAAACTTTTATGATGTATTGAAACCTGAGACGATACCTGCAATGATTATATTATTGGCAGAGTATCAATATAAAAATGCCTTTGTAGCAGATCCTGAATTGAATATGGTCGCTTGCCTAACTGAGATAATGGGTGAGTGTAAATTCAAATGATAGGTTTAGGATATTTAGACTATTGCCAAAAACGAATAGACGAAGGACTTTCAACACAACAAACTAAGACTGGTTTTGGTTTTGAGGATCCTGGTAAAGAGCGTTTTATTATTTACTTTGCACGAACACATATAGTTGACCACGAGACAGGTATTGAAGCGAGAGGTTTACTAAAGATAGGTCGTGCCAAGTTTGCTACTGCTATACAACGAAGTCGTAATCAACCTGGTTGTGATTTTCGTATCTATGCAGAAATAGTTTGTGAAACAAATAATCAAATCAAAGAACTAGAAAAGATAATAGAAAAATTTTTGGTTGATAGACATGTTGAACTTACACAAAATCAAAGAGAACTCTACGATATAAAAGATGATGAAATACGCCCTACGATTAAGGCAATATTAGAACACATATACTACTTTGAACCTAAAGAAGTATGTTACTACGGAATATGATTGAATTAAAAGTTGTCAATGATAAAGAAGGTAAACAATTTGTGAAAGAGACAATACAAAATTTTCATAGTTATGTGCCATCTACCTCATCTGTAGGTAGAAGAATAGATTGGATTGTTTTTAATGAAAGTAAACCTGTAGGTATGATTGGTATAGGATCCTCAGTTTATCCTGCACCAAAAGATATTTTAAAATTTACTGGTAAGTCTTTATCAGAATATAAAGAATGTTTTAATACATTTGCTAACAACTGGCGATTTTGTATGAGAGAAAAGATTAAAAATGCAGGTACACAAATATTAAAAGAATTAAGAAAACAAGCACCACTACATTGGAAACAAAAGTATAATGATGATCTTAAATACTTAATTACATTTGTTGCAGGTGGTAATAATGGTGCTGTTTATAAAGCAGATAACTGGAAGATGATAGGTGAAACAGCAGGTTTACCAAAACACAAATCAGTATCTATGAAGTGGCACAACAAAGAAGAATTAAAAGAACTATATGTTAAACCAACAGGCGAGAATAAAAAGATGATTTTTATTAAAACTATATGAATGATTATAAATTAACAGATTACTTGACGGCGATAAACTGGTCTAAAAAAAAGTTATTAGACACAGACGATAAAACATGGGAGAAAAAATATCCTCCTTTTATTATCAACAAAGGTTTATCTTACTTCTCAGATACAGTTATGTTTGCTAACGAAATGAATAAGTTACATAGTGCCTCAAAGCACATGCAATTCACCTTTTTACTAAATACTATTAGACCTCGAAAAAGGTTTAGTAAGTGGTTAAAGGCTAGCAAATTAGCAAACCTAGAGCTGGTTAAGCAGTATTACGGATATAGCAATAAAAAGGCACAAATAGCACTCAACTTACTTACTAAGAAACAGGTTGAATATATTAAAGAAAGACTACATAAAGGTGGGAAAAAATGAGTGATATTGTAGAATGGAAACCAGATAGTATGCTTGAGGTCAAACTCAAAGAACCTGATGATTTCCTAAAGATTAGAGAAACACTAACACGAATAGGTGTTGCAAGTAGAAAAGAGCGTAAAATATTCCAGTCATGCCATATATTACATAAACAAGGCAGATATTTTATTGTACACTTCAAAGAATTATTTGCTTTAGATGGCAAAAAATCAAATATAACTTCTAACGATATTGAAAGAAGAAATACTATATCCCAATTATTGAGCGATTGGGGTTTGATTGAATTGGTTGGTACTATAGAAAACAAGGCACCATTATCTCAAATAAAAGTTTTACCTTACAAGGATAAAAAAGAGTGGATATTGGAACCAAAGTATAATATAGGGAAGAAACCAGAACAAGGAGACAAAGATGGAACGAGCAACGATAATTCAGGCGATTGAGGAACACGCTAGAGGACATATAGCAAAACACAAAACAAATGTAGAAGTGCTATTACAGAAACCTGTAGGTGTGGCGGAACATCCTGATACATTAGAGACTATAGAAAAAGAATTAAGAATTATTGCTGATTATGATGACCAACTTGAAATGTTAAAAAAATATTTTTAAGCTTGACTTTTTAGATCAGTTGTGATATAATATATTATTGTTTATGCGAGATTTTTATACAAACGTATCGCCATATGGTGATGAATTACTAGTGCGTGGTTTTCAAAACGGTGAACGATTTGAAGATAGACTACACTATGTCCCAAACATATTTCATCCTTACACAAAAGGCAAAACAAAGTATCGTGCATTAGACGGCACGCCACTTGTTGCTCGTAAATGTAAGACAGTAAAAGAAGCAAGAGTATTAATTAAAAGATACGAAGAGCATCCTAACTTTGTTTACGGTACAGATAGATGGCAATATCAATACATTGCAGATTATTATCCTGGTCAAGTTGACTATGATAAAAGTAAATTAAGAATATACACTATTGATATTGAGGTTGAAAGTGAAAGAGGTTTCCCAAATGTAGATGACGCTGACGAGAAAATGATTTGTATTACAATCAAAGATCAGGTCAAAAAATCTATTCTTGTTTGGGGTCTTGCAGATTACAAAGTAAAACAAAAGAATGTACATTATATAAAATGTGAAAACGAAAAAGATTTACTTAAACAATTCTTAGGTTTCTGGCGACAGTATACGCCTGATATACTAACAGGTTGGAATAGTAAATACTTTGATGTGCCATATTTAATTAACAGAATTAAAAAGATATTAGGTGACGCAGCTGCAAAAAGATTTTCGCCATGGGGTATTGTTGACGAAGACCAAGCATATCATAATGGTAGACAAGTTACATTTTTTAGATTGTTAGGTATTGCACAACTTGACTATCTACAACTCTATGCTAAATTTACAATTAAGAACCAAGAACGATATACACTTGACCATATTGCATTTGTAGAACTTGGCGAACAAAAAGATAAAAACCCATATGATACTTTCAAAGAGTGGTATCAAAATGACATACAATCATTTATAGATTATAATATTGTTGATGTTGAACTAGTTGATAAACTAGAAGATAGATTACAATTGATTGAACTTGCCATAACAATGTCTTATAACGCAAAGGCAAACTTTGAAGATGTATTCTCACAAGTTAGAATGTGGGATACAATTATATTCAATGAACTATTAAAAGATAATATTATTGTACCAATGAGAAAGATTGGTAGTATAAAAGCAAAAGAACTTGTAGGTGCATATGTTAAGGATCCTAAAGTAGGTTTCCATGATTGGGTTGTATCGTTTGATTTGAACTCACTATATCCTCATTTGATTATGCAATACAATATTAGTCCTGAAACAATCTTGCCTGAAAAAAGAGATATATTGATTGATGACTTATTAGAGAAAAAAGTTGATACATCTGATGGCAACTGTATTGCTGCCAATGGCACAATGTATAAACGTGATGTACAAGGTATGTTGCCAAGAATTATACAAAAAGAATACAATGATAGAACAATCTATAAAAAGAAGATGTTAGAGGCAGAGCAACAATATGCAAATACAAAAGATAAGAAGTATGAAAAACTGGCAAGAAAATATTATATCATACAACACTCTAAAAAGATTTCATTGAATAGTGCTTATGGTGCGATTGGTAACAAATACTTTAGATATTATGACCACAATCAAGCAGAAGCGATTACAATGTCTGGTCAACTTAACATCAAGTGGATTGAGAAAAAACTAAACGAATACTTTAACAAGTTGTATAAAACAAATGACGATTATATTATTGCTTCTGATACAGATAGTGTGTATATCAATATGGCGCCACTTGTAAAGATGACAGGTGCAACTGATAAAGACAAGATAGTAAAAGCATTAGACACATTTTGCCAAGAAAGATTAGAACCATATATTGCACAAGTATATGGCGAACTTGGTAACTATATGAATGTAAGAGAAAACAAAATGGTTATGAAACGAGAGGCGATTGCTGATAGAGGTATCTGGACTGCCAAGAAAAGATATATTTTAAATGTTCATAATTCTGAGGGTGTTCAATATCCTGAACCTAAACTTAAAATTATGGGCATTGAAGCAGTTAAGACTTCAACGCCATTGCCATGTAGAGAGAAGTTAAGAGAGAGTTTTAAAATATTAATGTCTGGTGATGAAAAACAAATGAAAGACTTTGTTGTAAAATTTAGACGAGAGTTTGAACACATGTCGCCAGAACAAATTGGTTTCCCTCGTAGTATTAATAATATAGAAAAATATTCTGACACTACATCTATTTACAAGAAAGGCACACCAATGCATGTAAAAGGTGCCTTGTTATACAATCATTTATTATTACACCGTAAAGTGGCACATAAGTA